GGCTTTTGGTCAAGCTATGGAAAGAGCAGGAATGAGAGAACAGATGGATCTAGAAGCACAAGCTGATAAAGAAAAAGAACAACAAGAAGAACAACAACAAGAAATGATGGACATGATGAGCGATGATGAAACTTTAGGTGAGGTTGAAAACGACCCAGAAACAGAAGAGGGACAAGATCAACAAGCAGAAGAATAATTACTAATACGGGCTACCCGATACCCCTTTCAAGGTGAAAGGCTACTTGAGGCCCCTGATGCTAGGAGAATACTAATGGCAATCGAAGAACAAATTGAAGATACGTCCAATATTAAAGGACACGTTGTAAATACCAAAAAGAGATACAAAAGAGACATAGACGAAGAGGCAGAGCTAAAAGAACTGATAGCTCAACGAGATGCCCTAACCCAAGAACAGGAAGAGATAAAAGCAGATGAGGAAGAAAATGAAACCTTAGATGCTGAAGAACTTACGTTCAAAAAAAGGTATGGTGATCTACGTAGACACAATCAACGTGTGCAAGACGAACACAAGAAGCAGATTAAAAAGTTGCAGTCTCAAATAGACGCACTAACAAAAAAGTCTGTAAATCTACCAAAATCAGAAGAAGAGATAGCAGAGTGGTCTAAGAAGTATCCAGACGTTGCAAAGATGATGGAGTCGATTGCAATTAAGAAGTCTGGCGAAATGTCAAATGATCTGCAAAAAGAAATGAAAGAGCTACAGGAAATGCGTAAGAATGTAGTTCGTGAAAAGGCAGAGTCTGAATTGAAGACATTTCATCCTGACTACGATCAGATACGTAAAGACCCTGCGTTCCATGAGTGGGCATCAGTGCAACCTAAATGGGTGCAAGAAGCTCTTTATGAAAATGATACAGACGCTTACGGTTGCGCGAAAGCAATCACGCTTTACAAAGCAGAAAGAAAGGCAACGAAAAAAACTGCTACACCTACAAATGCAGCAGATAACGTAGCTGTAAAGGGTACGCCCAAAGCAGACACTGGTGCAAATAAAAAAGGTGGGTTCAGAGAGTCTGATGTTCAAAAAATGACAGGCAGAGAGTATGAAGCAAATGAAGAAGCAATTACGGCATCAATACGTAATGGAACCTTTATTTACGATATTTCTGGCGCAGCAATGTAATTAAGTGTTGACAAAACAATTTAATTAAATATAACTATATATCACTTGCATGATATGCCCCTGTCTAGGACAGCTACGCATATAAAAATGCAAAATCATATATATTTATAATAAAGAAGTAGGTTGGCTACCATTTTACTAGTTGGCCCCTCGCGGTTATGAGGTCACCCACATATAGAAAATGCCCTGTACTTACGTGATATAAGCTATAACGGAGGAATCAATGGCTTTCAAAACAGCTGCTGGTTACGGAAACCTCCCGAATGGTAACTTTTCACCTGTAATTTACAGTAAAAAAGTTCAGTCGGCTTTTCGTAAAACTAGCATTGTAGAAGATATTACCAACAGTGATTACTTTGGTGAGATCGCAAACTTCGGTGATACAGTGCGTATCATCAAAGAGCCTGAAATTACCGTTAAAGAGTATGCCCGTGGAACTCAAGTAACTCCACAGGATCTCGATGACGAAGATTTCACGCTCGTTGTGGACAAAGCAAACTACTTTGCTTTTAAAATAGATGACATTGAAGAAGCACATTCTCATGTGAACTTTGAGTCAATGGCAAGTGACCGCGCAGGTTATCGCCTAAGAGATCAGTTTGACCAAGAGGTACTAGGTTATCTCTCTGGCTTCAAACAATCTGCGTTAAACGCTGTTGCAAGTGCAGCAAACGATGTTAAGTCAGGTACAGATCCAATCGGTACAGTGGGATCAGATGGACTACTATCATCCATGTTAATTTCCAGAGCAAGTTTTGTTTCTGGTGGTTCTACTGGAGATTCCATCGCTACTCACCCAGACGGATCTACTGGTGAAGCAACTCCTTTGGAAGTGCTAAACCGTATGGCTCGTTTGCTTGACCAGCAAAATGTAGACCGTGATGGTCGTTGGGTTGTTGTTGACCCAATCTTTGCTGAACAGCTAAATGACGAAAACTCTAAACTCCTAAACAATGACTTCGCTGGTGGTCAAAATGCAAATGACCTCCTAAGAAATGGCAGAATCATTTCTGGATTGATTCGTGGGTTCAGAGTTTATATGTCAAACAACCTACCTTCAGTAGGAACTGGTGCTGGTACAATCGACACTAACGGTTCAAGTTCTAACTTTGGTGTTATTGTTGCAGGACACGACTCTGCTGTAGCTACTGCTTCGCAAGTAGAAAAAGTAGAAACATATCGTGATAACGACAGCTTTGCTGACATTGTTCGCGGTATGCATTTGTACGGACGCAAGATCCTTCGACCTGAAGCTCTTGTTCGCGCCAAATACAACATCGCAGGTTAAGGGAGGATAGATCATGGCTACATATGATATGACCGATGCCGATACCGTTGGTGTAGGTGCTGACAGCAGTGCGATCTTACCGTCAAAATTTGACAGTCACGTAATGTACAATGTTGAGGCTACTCTTGACATTGATGACATGGTTGCAAAAGGATACTCAGGTGCAGATGGAGATATCTTTCAACTTCTAGAAATACCAGCAGGAGTACTCGTACTTAACGCTGGTGCAGAAGTTATGAAAGCATTTAACTCTTCTGTAACGGCTGACATAGACTTTGCAGCAGGGGATGACATTGTTGATGGTGCAGACGTAACGTCAACAGGTTTCTGTGCAGCAGGATCTAACGGTCAAACCAATGTTATTGGCACTGGTTCAGCTTCAACTTATACTCAATTTATGGCTTCTACAGACACGATTGATGTTAAGTTGGCAGGAGCAGCACCAACAACAGGCAGAATTAGAGTTTACGCTGTTGTCGTTGATTGCAACGAACAGGGTGCAGAACCTACTGCCGCTGCTAGGGATACCCTAGCCTAATTGATTTTGGGGTAGTTCATTAACTTGGGCTACCCCTTTATCTTAATTTGGATATGACATGGCAACAACTTTTATTACATTAGTTAATGATACATTGCGTAGGTTAAATGAGGTTGAATTAACATCTACTGATTTTCCTACAGCAACAGGTTTTCGCGCTCAAGTAAAAGACTCTGTTAATGCATCATTGCAAGAAATATCTCAAAAAGAATTTGAATTTCCTTTTAACTATACCTCTGCTTCTTTAACATTATCAGCAGGTACGGCTGAGTACAGTCTTGCTACTGATTTTAAAGTAGCTGATTGGGATAGTTTTCGTATTGCTAAAGACGATAGTATAAGTGCTGATGCACGATTATTACGACTAATAAACTACGACACATTTATTGCTAGATTTTATGAAAGAGATGGAAATGCAACCTCATCAGATTTCTCAAATCCTGTATACATTTATAGAACACTTTCTAATAAAGCAGGATTCTCTCCGATTCCAGATAAGGCTTACACTGTAAATTATAATTACTTTGCCTTTGCAAATGACTTAGTAAATGATACAGATACTATGTCAGTTCCAGATCAGTTTAAACACGTTGTTATAGATGGTGCATTGTATCACACTTATATGTTTAGAGATAACGCACAACAAGCAGCGATAACAAAACAAAAGTTTGAAGAAGGTATAGAGCGTATGCGTACACTTCTTATTAATAGATTTACTGATATTAGAGATACAAGAGTGGGGAGACTAATAGCAGTACCACATGGTTCGTTCTAATGACAGATGCTCTTAAAGACGTAACTGTATTATCGCGTGGTGGTTTATTTACCAACGAGGATGCATTAGCACTTGCAGGATCTAATCCAGGTGCTGCACTCCGAATGTTAAATATGGAGATCTCGCAGTTTGGTGGATATCGTAGAGTTAGTGGATATACCGCTTACGATTCAAGTTATGGAACAGTATCTGGAGTAGGTCAGGTATTAGGCATATGGATACTTGGTGGAGTGCCTTATGCAATTAGAAGAAACGATGGTGATTTTACAGGGTCACTAGGGGCTAATCCTTTTACTACTAGTAGTGGTAGTTCAACAATAACTGTAGCGCATACTAGTCATGGACTAGCAGTAGATGACAGAGTTATATTTTCAGGATCTTCTGCTGTTAATGGTGTAACTCCTAACGATGTAGAAATGACAGTAGCATCAGTTGTTGATGCAAATAGTTACACAGTTGTTTTTACTGATAATGCTAGTGGTAGTGGTGCAGGAGGAGGAAGTTCAGTAACATTTAAGGCTTTTGATAAAATACATTCTTTA